TACAGCAGAATTTAGGAAGTGGTTAGCTATCTGTACAACACAGTTAACGTTTGTATTGTAAGTTGTAGCATTCTTAAGATTGTTGTTCTCAAGATCTTTAGTCACACCTAAGATTCTTAGTTGTCTTGTTGTTGTTGTCGTAACTAAACCATTCACTTCAACTTTTGAAACAAAGTTTGGTGAAGAACCAGCTACATAGCTGATGTTAGCTAACGTGTTTATGTTCGCGATAGCTAATGTAGTCACGTTTTGTATTTCGAATCTCTCGTACGGATCATCTGATACAAACCCTACGATATCAGTCGCAGTGTTTGAACCTTTAAGGTGATTCGCAAAAGTTGGCTTCGAAGTATTTGCGTCAGTAAAAAAGACTCCGTTTAAGGAACCTAATAGCTGATCGCCAGTACCTGCAACACCAATGTATCCTGTTCCTAATGCTTTTACAGGATCGTTTTGGTAGATAGCAGTCGAGCTCGCAGCAATACCAAATTCACTTAAACCTTGGTTATCTCTATTCTGACCAATTTTGCCGATCGGTCTTAGACCGAAGGCAGCGTCTTGGTTAGTAGCCATATTTTTTACTCCTTAGTTTATAGTTTTAGTATCGAGTTAATTTGATATCACAAAGAAATTATTTCTTCGTACCACCAAAAGTTACACGACTTTGTCTCTCAGCATTAATCGGCATGCTTGAGTGCTGCTCCTTCATAAGATCGTTGTTTATTGCTTCGTCTTTTGCCTGAGTCTGCTTTTTAAAGAAGTCCTCACGCGACTTTGCGATCTCTTCCGGTATCCTTGCCAGTACAAGGCCACCAACTCCGATCACTCCTGCGTATTTACCGTCTTTCAAAGAGGGATACACTTGATCTGGATATTCATCAGCTCTCACTAATTCCCATCCGGATCTAATTTTACCTGACATGTTTTTGGTATCATCGAAACCTAAAACTTCAGTTCTTATCCATCTATGCCTAAAGCCGTCTGG